ATCGCGGGCAAGCTGAATATCCAATGCATTCTTTTCACGCGCCGCCTCGGCCTGGGCCTTAGCTTTCGCGCTCTCAAGCTGAATATCTGCCTGAAGCTTGGCCTGGGCCATTTGCTGATCGGCCTGTTGAGCCTGTTGCTTCATTTGCATCTCAGCCATAGCCGCTTGCTCTTCTGGGCTCGGACCTTGTTGCCCTTGCTCCATTTGAGCTTTCTCACGCGCCTGTTTCGGATCAGAGAAGTATCTCTCAGGGGCTTTCAGGCCTAATCGCTCAACCAAACGGCTCGCAGATGCGTGCAGATTGTCCTCCGTCACCATTGGCAGCTTCAAGATGCCCGCAGCCTGAGCTTCAAGCGCCTCTTTCTGCAAGCCAATCACCTGCATAATCGCCGCAACTTCCATTTCACGGCCACCAGAGCCAACGCCTACTTCAATGGTCATATCTGAGCGGCTGCCCCAGCTTGTGGGATCGATCGCTTGCCACTCACCATTTACTCGGGCCTGCATTGCTTGGCTCGCATGGTCGCGAATATCGCCGTGAACGCCCACAAACAGCCCCTTAAGGAGCGTTTCAGCCAAAACCCTTGCAATCATGCGTAAACGACGCTGAGCGGCATTCATGAGCGCCATAGCGCCCTTTGCTGTATCATGGAGCGTGTCAGGATTAAGCCCTTGAGCATTTCGAACAACGCCCGTACGCTGCTCACCTACCGTAGAGAAGTATTCCAGAGCGCCCGTAATGTCCCAATTGATGCCGCCGGCACTGATAGGGTTCACAGTTCCTGTCTTTTGCACCCGAACCGGCAGCCCGGGCTCATTGCGAAGCAAATCCGCAATCGTGTTCTTGCTTGCACCCTGCTCCGCCACCTCATAGCGCTGATTGAGCGCGAAATAGCCATTATCAAGCAGCATCCGCATAAGGCTGGTCTTGATCTTCTGAATCTCGATCAGCTTATCCGCCAGCGAGAAACCATAGAACCGGTGGGCGCGTCGATATGGAGAGCCCGCCGCGTAGCCCACTCGGTTCTTTTGGTACGCATCCAGAATGAGCGACTCTTCGCTATCCGTGACAATGCACCAAAGCTCTGTTTTGCCGTCCTGATCGCCATCAATGCGAATTGTGTGAGTGTGAACCTCAACCGTACGGCGTGTGTCTGTGTAAATCCCGTGGCTGTCGTCTGTCTCGTCTACCGTGTCACGAGCGCGGGCCTGCTCATCGTCTTGAGCCTCAGCACTAGGCGCAAGCATTTGCACCGTTTCTTCGCTGTAGCCTTCATCGATCAACTGAAAGGCGCGAGGGAATGACCGCTCAACACAATAAGGCGTGTCCTCAATCAATACCGTGTCAGGCGAGACGCTAAAGTTTTGCGGGTCAACGGCCTCAATAATCTCTTTGCCCGGTTCACTCTTAGTTGCCGTGAAGTTGAACAAAGGCACACCGTCTTCACCCGGCTCCAGCTCTTCCATCTCAGAGATTTCAGCGCCTTCCGCGGCAAGCATTAGCTCTTCCGCTGTCTTACCCTCAAAGCGCTCCTCTGAAACTTCACCATCTTCCCAATGAAACTTGATGAGGCCTGTCTTGATCTCCAGCGCGTCTCGCAATGCTGTTTCAAGCACCATAAAGCCCGGGTTCTGATCAAAGATCACCTCGTTAACGTAATCAGTCTCTAGCTTAGCTGCATCTTCATCCTCTGGGCCTTGTGGCTTGAACGTGCCCACGTCTTCGCCGCCCGTGAAGATCTCCATAAGATCGGGCATTGCTGTCTCAATCGCATCAGCCACGTCAGACGCCACGACAGAAGAACGGTTCTTGCGCGCCGGAACGTCAGACATCTCGCCCTTGATGTACTCAAGAGCTTTCTCGCGCTGTTCTTCAATGTCGCCATTGTCCTCAAAGCCAATCGAGTTAAGCCGCTCTGCCTTCAATGCAGATAACAGCTCTGTCTCGCTGATCTTGAGGCCTTCGAAGCGCTCTGTTTGTGGTGTGTCGTCGTCGCCCTTCTCGGGTTCTGACTCATACGTATCCATAATCATCTACCTCAAACTCAAGCGATGCTCGCTGCGGCGGGGTGTAATCAACAGCCATCAAACCGAATGCGTCAGCCGTGTGCGACGCCCAGTCATGGTTAGGCCCCAAGCCTATCCCGCGCTGCTCATCCATTTTCTCGTGATAATGAGCGAGCGCTTCCCGGCCCGCCTCTGTCTGCTCTTTGTCGAACGACATGCGAAGGAATAACCGACGCGCCGCCTCAATACGTTGCGCCGCAGCGCCCTTGCCCATGTTCGGGATAACATCAACGTCAAATTCAAAGCGTGTGTCTGAAGCCTCTGACCAATGGTCCTGGTATCTCAAGCCCGTGACGCCCTGGCCTTCAGAGACGCCATCATGAGGCAATCTGACAACCACACGATTAAAGTCTCGATCCTCACACCAGCGACGAAGCCAGCGCACATGGTATTTCAAGCTTTGGCCTTGAGCTTCGTAGTGGGCAAGCAATCGGATTTCATCATCAACGAACTGACAAACCCAGATTGCGTAAGCGTCTGCATTTCGGCCCGAGCCGCCAATATCATGATAGGTGTAGATCGGGAGCAGTTGGTCCGGCTTGAGCTTGGCAATGCGGCCGTTTCTTTCTGCAAGCGCCAATTGTTCCGCATAGTACGCCCCTTCAATGATGCTCGCAAAGTCACCTTCCCAAATATGATCATACTGATCGGGGCGGGCTTTCTTGTCTCGTCTGCGCTCACCGTCGAGCACCTCAGGAAACCAGGGATTGTCACGCCAGTTAAGCTCAACAATCTTCATGTCCTCTGTCGCATTCAATCTAAACCGCTGGTGCGTTGCCGAGCGCTTGGCTTCCGGGTTCCATGTCACCCACACCTCAGAGTCATGCTCACGAACTGTAGGCAGAAGCTTTACCCAGGCTGTTTCAACCACTGGCTCCGCTTCATCTACCCAGCATAACAAGATCTTCGCTTTGGACTTCAAACTATCCAGATTGCGGTTCAGGCCTGCGAATTTGAAATCAACACGTCCCGGCAAATGATCGCCCGTGCGGATAAACTTCTCACCGATCTCATAGTTACTTGTCAGCCATTCGTCGGACTCGATAGCAGCTTTCACCTCTGCCATAGACGAGTCATCAAGGCTGTTCATGAACTCACGGGCACATAGGACAATGCCGCTTGTTCCGTTGCTCGCAGCAATCAGGCCATGAACTGCGGCCATCTTGGCGAAGCTGCGTGTCTTACCTGAGCCCCGACCACCATAGGCGCCGCGATAGCGAGCCTTTCCAGAGAAAACGGGCAAGAGCTTAGGAGGAAGCTCTACAGTGTGGTTAGTCGTCATCTGCCGGGAGTGGCATGTCAGGAGCGCTCAACGTGACTTGCTGAACCTTGATAGGCTTCGCGTCTTTATCTTCGTCACCCGAGTGCTTCACATGCTGCGGGTTCTTATAGCCGTGATTGTTGCACAAATCGAAGATCAAGCCGGCCGTTGGGTTGCCCTGAGAGACCAGCCTTTTAGTGCGATCTTTCTCGATTCTAAGCCGCGCTTTCTTTACCGTGCGGGAAAACTCTGGCTTTTTTTCGTAATAGAGAAGCGCGCCACGCTCACAAAAGCCAAGCTCATATGCCAGCTCCGCAATTGTTGGAATGTCGCCCTCCGCCTCGATCCGATCAAAGTATTGATCAATCTTAGCTTCCATAACAAGCGGATCGTCATAAAGCGGCGGTCTACTCACTACCGCACCGCCTTTTCATTAAAGCCGTTAGCAATCAGCTTATCCTTTAGGATAGCGTGCGCAGACTTGCCTTGAGTCATTTCCTCTTCAGTCGTAACCACAATCACTCCAACAGGCGTGTCCCAAATAGTAGCGTCACCAGTATTCTCGCGCTGAACAACGCCAGCCATCTCCCACGCCATGCGGCGCATGTTGATTTCGGTGAGTGTGGTCTCCGCCATTATCTAACAGCCTTTGCTTCTTGCTGCTCATGATAGGAACGGCGGACGAGTTCGCACAAGTCTTCAAGCTGAGTTAATGTGAGTGTGTGTTTACTGCCGCCGAAATAGATAACGCCTTTGGTCTGACCATGATTGCGGATCATGTCGATCTCACAAGCAATAGATGACCATAAGTCAGGCGTGTATGTTCCCTTAAAACCATTCCACTCGATACGCATTGCGTCAGCAATACGCTCGCGGCGGTTCAGTTGGGATGAAAGGATTGTCTGCATTACGGGCTCGGGCTCCCGCGTAGAGCGATCTCTGTAACCGCGGTTCCTGTTTGGTTGAAGCGATAGAGACCACCAACCACAAGACCGCCCGCGATTGCCGCTGACGTTGCTTGCACTGTGTCGCCCTGGCTATCAAGGACATCAATCCAATTGGTTCCATCTACGCTCATTTGAAGCTTACAGGTAGGACTGCCCGAAGTGATTGAGACAGAATAGGCGCCGCCTGGGGCTACTGGAACAGCCTTGCTCGTGGCGGTGTTGGTGAGTGTTTCGGTATGCGCCATTAACTGCCTCCAAATCCAATTACAAAAATAAAGTAGAACGCGGCCGCAGAGAAAACGGCTGCTGTGATATAGCCTAGAGCAACGTCTTTATCGCGTTCGCTCATGGTGCCAGCCTCTGAAACACGCGGTGACTGAAGTCTGCCTGATGACGCATCTGATAGACGTGGCATTCACCATGCTGCTTTGTGAAGTCATACTGAGCTTTGCTGACTGACTCAGGGTGCGGCAGGTACATCGTAATGTGTCCTGTGCTATCCATTGTTACGCATTCAGCGGCAGGGACTTTGCAAGCTTGCCACATGCCAGCAAGATCGGTGTGCTTGAGTTCGTATGTTAGGCCTTCAGCATTACACCACTCTGGGGCGTATCCGTTGCCAAGCGCAAAGCTCGTCATATTGGCATCCATGACCGCTAGGGACATGCAAGACGACAAGGATAGAGCTGTGAGAGGTGCGAGAGCTTTAAGCAGCAAGCGCATAGCCTACAGGCTCCATAGCTTTAGCAAGAGCGGCTTCTGCAAGCTCTATGTTTTCGGCTGTGTTTGGGGCGATGACAAGGCCGACAATATCACCATCAAATTCCCAGCCGGAAATATTAGCGTCCCCCAAGACAATTGAGCCCCTGCTTGAAATATCCGCGCCGACTATGGTCAGGACATTCCAGTTTTCACCTGCAACGCCATCATGTGCGGCGTCAAAAGTGGCATATGTTGCAGCAGCCCCATTGAGCCTAAATGTTGGTGCACCAGCGTTGCTAGAAACGCTTGGCCCCGCATTGCCATCCCTAAATGCAAACATCCAAGCGGCGCTTGTGTCGAAACCTGCAAGAACGGCTTGCGTATCACTCGTTCTAAAAGCGATGGAGACCATCATGTCATCCATCCAGCCTGAGCCTATGGATTGATAGTCGCTTGCGGTTGATCCGGTTTCGAGTTGAGCCCCGCCAACTTCATAACCCTTGCCTGCCTCTCCCGTATAGGCGTCTGTTCCGCTGTCTGCGAGCGCGCCCATGAAGTAAGCGCCGCCCGATCCCGCTGCGGTCGTAACCGTCATCGTGAGTCGGAAAACCCCGCCACCCGCGTTCGTTATAGTTGATGCAACCCCCGCCGAGTTTGCCCCGGTCGCTCCATCGGCAACATTGAAATATGCCGTATGGAAGCTTGTCCCATCGTAGATCATCAACCGGCACCAAGTTCGATCTACAGGTCTAACGTAGGCTGAATAGGTATGAGAAGTCGCGCTGAACGTGAAACTCTGAGATGTCTGCTTGTTTCCCGTCAACGCATCTTTCTCTTCTAGGAAGGATGCAGAAATGCCGTTCACCAGACCACCGGATGCAACCGCCGTTTCAAACGAGTTTGCCGCAACACCCCAAACCCCATTACTGAAATCCTCTGTATAGGTCAGCAAGTTTCGCCGTGCTGGCAGGGCCATCGTTAGAGCATCGTCTGTGCCGTTAGTTTCGGTGTAGTACATGCCGCTTGTTTGGCGAAGCATGGGGCCTGCGCCTGATGCCACTGCATCGTTACCGGCAGCGGTTCTATCAGAGATGGTCATCCCCGTGAGACTAGACCCCACAGAAGGACTCCCAAAGCGGGCTGGGTTATAGTACTCGTGCCACGCAACAAGATTGCCCGCTAGACGCTCAGCCTCCAAGGCATCATCTAGTTTTTGCTCGGGCGTCTTAACCGCACCACCGCCCATTACGCTAATCGCCACGGCGCTTACAGCAGAAGTAACAGGAGAGCGGACAACTGACATTAGCCGTTATCTCTCCGGGCGCGCTTCCAGTAGAGCGCTGACCAAAGACAAGCGGCAATCGTGCCCGACAATGGAATAGAACTGATAACAGGAGCAGCGCCAGCGCCGTAGTAAGCGACAAACGCGCCGCCAACTGTGCCGCCAAGATCGCCAATCGTATTGGCTGACCATCCAGTGACCTTCATTACGTCATCACGGATCTGAGTATAAACAGACATGAGCTTACTCCTGAACTAAAAAGGATTACCCGCCAGCCCTGGCCGTATTGTGGGGACGCAAGGGCAATCAGGGGTCTTATGCTGGCGGGTAAAGTTTATTCTTCGTCAAAAACGCCACTGAAACCGCCAACCTCATCGCGGATCCGGACCAGTGTTTTAACCATTGAAAGAGATGCCATTTGAAACCACTCAGACCGCTCATCGTCTTCGCAGCCCTTACTTGACCAAAGACCAGAGGCCTCAAGGCGCAGCTCATCAGGCACGTTAGCCATGATCGCCATGAGCAGCTCTTTGTCTGACCTGCGCTTGGTCAAAGTTTATTGTTGAACGGGCTGCTAAAGTGCGCGCCGCCACGAAACGTCTCAATCTCTTCTGGCGTGGATGGCGTTACTTCGGAAACAGCCGCTTGAATGGTTTCTTCAGTTGGTGAGTCTGGAAGCTTTGTGTCTCCGCCTTTGGGGAACACTTCCTCACTCAGATTGAAGGTGTCTTTCTCTGGGTGTTTGTATGAGGGCTGTTCGGGGGAATCTTCCGTTGGAGCAAACACATTGCGAACATCGACACCCAGGAACTTGGCAACCCGACGCAGCGCGACTTCCGGATCAACAGCGACACTTCGCTCCCATGCCTCATCTTCATGAGCTTGAGCGGTGATGATGAAGCCACCGGAAATCGAATCCACTTGAATGCTCTTGTCACTCATACCTAACCCCTTTGTGTAAGAAAAAGCGCAGCGAAGCCGGATAAAGACCAGCCTCGAAGCGCCGCCCGAATAAGTCCAGGCCATTTGATTTTGAACATGACTTTAACTTGGGGCGAGTAGGCGTCTAAGCGCCCCTGCCCCTCTCTGCTGCGCGCGTCCAGCACAAGATGTTGTGCCTCGCATCGGATCCAGCAACTAGAATATACTACGTATTCGATTCGCGCGTCAAGCGAGCTTTACGAACGATGCCCTACTGTTTCGTGCTTGGCCCTGAAGCTCTTGGCCTCCAGGGCACGTATGCGACTCGAAAGCTCTCGCTGACGAGCCCAAAGGAATAGCACCAGAACGCCCTGAACAGTAAGAATTATCGAGATCATGCCACATCCGCCAAATAAGCTGCCTCAACCGGAACCTCTAACTCACGCTCTGAACCAAGGAAAGGAACCACCACCTTAGCCCGCCTGCTGGCAAGATCAACGCTTGTAACAACACCTTTGACGCCACCGAAGCCCATGCCACGAAGCGCCACAGTGTCCTTTACTTTGTAATCCGGCTTCCATTCCTCAACGAGCTTTCGAACCGATCGCTTATCCCATGCGCCATTATTCAAAAACGCATAGACTTGCTTGCTGTTCAATCGAGCGGCGAAGCTGTCAAAGCCGACAACGCCAGAGACAAACGGAAGGTTAAGCACATCCCGAAAGCAGGGGCGCCCCTCAAAGCCAACAAGAACATAGGACTTTAGGCCGGGATAACTCACCTCGCGCGTCTTGCGGGAATGTCGAGACACACGCTTGCGATAAGTTACCTCTGGCATAGCTGCGGTTAAGCCGGCATCGTTGACGGAGTTGTAAACAGCTCGCTCTTTGTTAGGGCGAACGCGAAACAGGAACCATTGGAGGCTCAGCACTTTGTCTTGAGGGTGGATCATTTGCGAAACCTCCGGTTCAACGCAGCCATTTCTTTTTTGTAAAGGTGATCAATCGCTTTAAAGGTTATGATTGCCGCGAAAGGTAGGCACGCCAACAAAACCGCTGCCCACAGATAAAGAAAACCTAGGAGGGTCATTCGTCTTCCTCCGGAGCTCTGACGTTGAAAAAAGACAGGGCGACAGCAGAAAGCACTGACCAGCCGACAGATTGCCATTGCTGCTCATAAGCAAACTTCAGCGCCAGAATGAAGAACGCGCACAAGACAAGCGCTTGCAGTATCGCGACAAAATATAGAACCGCCCGGGTCATTGGTCGCCCCTTGCTGCTTTGATCATTTTGGAAAAGACGGAGCCAAAGTCGCTTTCGCCAGGGTCAATGTTGGGATCGAACTTTTCGTAGAACTTTTGCGCTCCCGCTCTCTTCATCTCATCTGAGGGCTGCTCAAGGGCGGTGAGTGCGGCTTTGGCTGCTTCCAGCCAATGCATATCGCCACTGTCATTTTCGGGATTAAAGGGCTGGTTATCCCATTTAACGCCATAACTGTGGGAACGAAGCGCCCGGGCGATTCTTTCAATCATATCTGTCATTGGTTTGGCTCCCCCAGCTCGGTGCCGCGCAGGTCTGGCCCGTACATAATTTCCTTTGTGTCGATCAGAACGAAGGCGAAGCTGAGGCCAAAGAGAACGAGCGCAACAATTGCTTTCAAAGCTGCTTTCTTTTCGATTAGATCGAACACCTGAAAGCCGAAAAAGACTGCAAAGAAAGTGGCGATCAAGGCGCTTGAAATAGGGTCATCAATCATGCTCCCCCTCCCATGATCCACCAGACGCCAAGGACGGTTAATACCCAGGGACCGTAAGCCGAGAGTGTCGCGCCTATCGCGCTCATTCGTTTTCTTTGGATGTGTAGAGCCATTATGCTGCCTCTTGTGTGGAGTTGGCGGGCTGGTAAGGCTTCGGCACTGACCAAATCGGGCCAGCCAAGCTAATGGGCGCAACCCGAGAAACAGGCTCTCGCTTCTCGCGATGAATACCCTTGCGAACGCGCTCAATGTGATAGACGCCGCCAAGGCTGATCGGGTGTTCTGGAAAGTCGATATTAACGCGCAAAAGAACTTGAGGCCCTGACAGCCCCTCACTTCGCAGGCGGCAAATCAAATTATGCATCTCTTGCGGGTATTTGCTCCACCTCATGCCGCCACCCACTCAACGCCGATAAATGACGCCTCATCCATCAATGCAATCTTCTTGAAATGTTCCGTTTTCCACAGAGGTTCATTTCCTAGCTTGCCATCATGGCCAACCGCGCGGCGCAGGCCATTCAAAACTGAGGTATGGTCTTTGTAGCCAAGAATCGCCGCAATGCGGGTCAAGCTGAAGTCATGCGCCCGCAGCAAAGCGATTGAGAAGAAACGCCAATCCTTTTCGCGGCGGCATCGGCCGTTAGAGGCCACGATCTCATCTGGCGAGATCCGGCGCGCAAATTCTTGGCTGGCTCGCTTTGCACAGATCTCACGCCAAAACTTTATTTGGTGTGGCTGCATTCTTGCGGTCCAGTTTGTTGGTCGGTTCGGTTTCATGCCCCCGGTCCTTTCTCTTTTTCGGTTGTTTCAATTCGCTCAGTGGCGTCTCTGAGCCATCCTTCGCGTAAGCCGCGGAATACTGCCTCGTCGTACAGTCCACGGCCTTGGATGCTGTTCCCGCTCTTCATGATCTCGACAATCTCGATCAGGAGATCACGGCATTCGGGGAGAGGTGGCTTGCGCTTCATGCGGCGTCCTCCGCAAAGAGATCACCGGTTTTCTTTGGCTTAGGCTTTTCAGCAGGGAATAAGCTTGGCTGCTTGTAAGCCTCTTCGATCCGCTTGCACGCAATATCGAAATAGGTTTCATCAAGCTCGATGCCGATGAACTTGCGCTGCAACTGGACGCAGGCGACGCCCGTTGTGCCAGAGCCCATGAAGGGGTCGCAAACCACACCATCCGTCCACTCAACCACATGGCGCATGAGTCCAACAGGCTTTTGCGTTGGGTGAAACTCATTCCCCGTTCGTGGGGCCTTGATTACGTCTTGAGGGCGTCCGTTCGGGAAGAAGTGATCCGGCCCGCGGTAGAATGCGCAGACTTCCGTCTGGCGGGCGTGCTCATGCTCTAAATCACCCATTGACCAGTTGTTCTTGACCCAGGTAACCAAGGATTGCGGTCTCGGAATATCCTGAAGGTTATCCCACCTGCACCAAACGTAAGCAGAATGCTTGGGCTCAAGCTCACAAGCCCATCGCAAGAGATCGGCGTTATCATCGTTCGCTATGGCATGGAATTTCGGAGTAACCGTTCGAAAGTTAGACCGAAATTCCATGCCATAGGGCGGATCGGTTACGAGCGCATCAATTTCACCCAACACCGGCAAAACATCGACGCTATCGCCTAAAATCAACTCACAATCACCAATCCGCACCACCTTCCGGGCGCTTAGGTGCTTGGCTCTAAGCGCATCAATTGCCGCTTCATAGCTTTTAAATGCGTCGTCTCGCGGGTCATACGTCATGCCGCCTCCTCCGAAATCACCATTTCGTTAGGATCGTTGATCAGCTTTAGGTTTATGGCCTTCAGGTGGCGTCCAAGCTGTTCATTCAGCCGGTCAAACATAAACCGGGTCTCGATGAGAATCCGGTAGCCATCAAAGCCGCTAGCTTCGGACAACAACACATCGACAGATTTCTCAGCGACGACCTCACGCGACAAGCGCGCGAGCCCCCTCACAAGGCTCGTGCGCGCTTGCGCGCTAAGTTTATTATCTGGTTTATTATCTGGGTTTGTATCTGGTAATGGTTGGCCCTCAGGGGCCAATGGGTCTGCCCTCAGGGGCCAATGTGATTGGCCCTCAGGGGCCAATGCATCTGCCCCGCCCTCAGTATTCTCTAAAGACCACTCTAAACCATTGTAACTATACCACTTTGTGCGGTCTCTTTTGTCGTTATTGTAATTCCCGCAAATCAACAGACCGGCCTCGACACACTTGTCTAATGCGCCTCGGATTTGCTTTTCTGACAGGTACGGGAAGAGCTTCGTGAGCGCTGAGCGACTGTTGAAAGTCCAGTATCGGCCATCGTGAAAATGACGCTTACTTTCGTTCGCTTCGTTCTTGGCGCACCAGAATTGAACGTTTGCGGCAAGTATGGCTGCATTGACGCCAAGCTCTTCTGCGACCTGTACGTTGAAGTGATGAACTAGGCTCATGCTACGTCTCTCTCTTCCCAGGCCCGCTCAGCGCGGTCTGCAATGCATGTGAATGGAAACTGATCATCACTGATTGGGCGCACAACGATCTTGCACTTGCCCTGCTCAACGTCCGGGGATTTGGTAGAGATGACGCGATAACAGCGCTTATCATCCTCAGAGACACCGACAGAGGCTAGAAGGTCCAAAGTGGGCTTCAGGCAGTTATCAACGTCCTTGCGAGTCTTCTCTGACAGAAACAGGACAACCGTATATTCGCCCTTGATGATCCCAGGCTTGGCCTGTTTGATCATCCAGAGGCATTCAGTATGCCATGCCTTGTATTCTCTTGTCTTGATGCGCCCTTTGCCGCGAGCGTTGGAGTATGCCGCGTTTACAGAGGGCGGCTCAGGTAGGTTAAGCACAATCATGCGGGTATCTCGCTAAGCTGGCGTTCGTGACGGTATCTTTGTGGCTTTGGCGCCTCGTACCAAAAGGCAACGCGCGGCGGTTCTTCGAAGAGCGCGACAATCAGCGGATCCGCATAATCGTATTTGCGCTCAGCCTTGCGCAGAGTCTTTCCAGACTGCCTTGCGGTATCGATAACCAGCAGAGGGCCAATATGCACCGGAGCGCGTGAGCCATATGGGATAAAGGGGACGCGTAGGATGTGAGAAGCATAGACACTAGCGACCGCTCCAGAACGACCGGGGCCAGTGACAGAGCCAACCACATCAAATTGCGGATCAGCTAAAACCGCCCTAATGCGCTTATCAAACTCAAGCTCAGAGACAATCCTCATGCAGCACGCCTCACATGGACTTTATAAATCCATGTGCCCTTGCCTTCCTTGAGCCGCTTGGACTCCATGGCAGCCTTGCCCCATTTCTTGCGAACATCTCTGAGGCGGGCTGATATGCTGCTTTCAGGGTCGCCAGTCTTTTCAGACAGCTCGCTGAGAGTGTGCCAA